CAACGAAATCTACGGAGGAGGTGAATAATAAAAAATTTAAAAGAGCCCTGTAAAAGGGCTCAAATTCTGTAATATTTATAATCGACCAAAATTATAAATTACAGTGATACATATTACATACATTTATTTTCTTCATAAAGGTGATAATATACCTTTTTACATAGGAAAAAGCAATAATCCTTTTAAACACAGACTACACAGACATAAAAAACATTTTGGGGATAATACTCAACTTGAAATTTTAGATAGTGTTTTTATTAAAGAATGGAAATTCTGGGAAGTATATTGGATTCATCAATTTAAATCCTGGGGATTTATTTTAAAAAATAAAAATAATGGTGGGGGTGGTTCTAATGTTTTTACTAATGAATCCAAACAAAAAATAACTTTAGCTAAAATAGGTAAAAGTTCAGGAAATAAAAGTAGAAATAAAGGAAGAATAATAACAAAAGAAGAAAATAAAAAACGTAGTTTAAAATTAACCGGTACTAAGCGTACTGAAGAAACAAAGCAAAAAATGGCTTTAATTAGAAAACAACAAAAATTAAACACTAAACCTATAATCCAATTAGATAAAAATCTAAACATCATAAACAAATTCCAGAGTATTACGGATGCTGTTAATGAAACTAAAATAAAAGGAATAGGAAACGCCCTTACAGGATTAGCTAAAACAGCAGGTGGGTTTGTTTGGAGGTATAAAAAATAATTTAATAAAAATTTGGTTTTTTAATTTTTGTTCATTATATTTCATATATGTTTAAAATTAGTCACGAAGTTCCAATTTGTTTGTTAGAAGATAGTCTAGATTTTAATGATTATGACTATTGTTTAGTTCATTTATTAGATAAAGATAAAGACTATGTTGATTTCTTTATGAAAGCTAAACAACAAGGTCGTTACATCATTTTAGATAACTCTCTTCATGAACTTGGCGAAGCATATCACGATTCAGGTTTATTACATTGGGTTAATGAACTAAAACCAAATGAATTCATTGTTCCTGATGTTTGGCAAGATACAAACGCCTCTATTGTTAATGCTAGAAAATGGGCTCAAATTAAATTGCCTAAAGGCGTTACTAAAGTAGCAGTTGTACAAGCTCAAAACTTTTTAGATGCTGTTTTGTGTTATCAAACATACAAAGACTTAGGTTATAAAAAGATTGCATTTTCTTATGGAGCTGAGTATTATTTAGATCATTCTAATCATCCTAATAAAAATATTGCAAAAGCATTAGGTCGTGTTCAGGTAATAAGCAGAATGTATAGTATGGATATAATATCTAAAAATGACAGAGTACATTTACTAGGATGTCAGGTACCTCAAGAATTCAATTTATATAAGGACATGCCTTTTATAGAAACTATTGATACATCAAATCCTATTATGGCTACCTTAGATGGTATTCAGTACGGTCATAATGGTTTAACAGATAAACCAAAAGCAAATATGAATGATCACTTTTATACAACAGATTTAGATTATAATTTGTTGGATTGGAATTTACGAATGTTTAGAAAACTACTAAAATAAAATATATGGATAAAATTATTAAATACGGTTTTCCCGTTACGATTGGAGCAAATGTAGCTTGTGCTATTATGAATGTTGTTTTGAGTCATTACACTCTTGGTATGAATCAATTATCATTAGCTATGTTTATGTTTTTGTATTATAAAGAAATTAAAAAATAAAATATGGAAAAATTTATGTCATTGTACGACTAACTAGGTAAGCCCGCAGGTAGCAATTTGGGAAATCAAGTATTTAGAGCAGCTAGTGCCTCTAGAATCCCCGTTAAAACTAAAGAAGTAACTACCCCTAAATACAAGGGAAAGATTATGATGTATCCTGAAAATTGGTTGATTGGTTATTTTAGTACTGGTCAAAGTAATTTTGGGGAAATGGAAATTGATATAGAAAAAATTGTTGGTCTTTTCTTATGAGTCCAATAGATATCAATCCAGCTTATGAAGCTGAAATAAAAAAATTATTAGACGCAATTTGGGAAAATCGTTTTCGAATGAGCTTGTCTAATTTAGAACAATTACGTAGATTAGCAAATAAAACAAAACTATGAATAAACAAGCAGTATTATCATTAAGTGGAGGTATGGATAGCTCCACCTTGCTGCTTCATCTACTTGCCGATGGCTATGAAGTAACATGTTTGTCCTTTGATTACGGACAAAAACACAATGTAGAATTACAACGTGCTAAAGAATTGGTAAAGTATTTAAATGCTCATTCTCGTTATGAGGATGAACAATACTATGCTAAAGTAAAACATCAAGTAATTACACTAAAAGGGTTAGACAAATTACTTAATTCATCCTTAATAAAAGGTGGTGATGAAGTTCCTGAAGGTCACTATGCTGAAGAGAATATGAAAGCTACAGTTGTCCCTAATCGTAATAAAATATTTAGTTCAATTATTCAAGCGGCTGCTTTATCAATTGCTGAACAAACAGGTAAAGATTGTGCCATTGCTATGGGAATACATGTAGGTGATCATTCAGTTTATCCTGATTGTAGACAAGAATTTAGAGATGCTGATTTTGAGGCATTTAAATTAGGTAACTGGGGATCTGAAAAAGTATATCTTCATACACCTTACTTATTAGGTGATAAATTTGATATTTTAAAAGATGGAGAAAGATGTTGTGAGTACTTACATTTGAATTTTGATAAGGTATATGCTAAAACAAATACATCTTATAAACCAATCAAATTAAAAGTTTATTACAATGAAGGTGAAGATATAGTTGAATCAGAAGAATGGT